CAACCAAATACTCAACCTCTGTTACCCCAGCAGGGCAGATCCATGTCGTAGATGAGGTGAAGGTTTGAATGATGGTGAAGCCAGCACCACCGGGTTTTAGGAAGCCTAAAAGCGCATTAAGAATACCTGTCATGGTTTTATCCTAGCTAAGGCCATTTCCAGACACTATCCACGTCGTACTAGCGACCTTAACTGCAGAGGCTACACCATAAGCCGCAAGTGTTCTTGAGCCGGTTGTTCCCGCCGTTCCAGCCAAATACATCGTGTCTGTCGTGATCGCAATCGTGACCGTGTTGATCAGATTTACAAAAGTCACCACCGTACCGACAGGATAAGCCACACTAGAGTTTGCAGGGATCGTAAACGTCCGAGCATTATCATCCGATGCGGGGTGCAGGATCGTCTTGCCTGAGTCAGTCAACACAAGCGTGTAAGCCGTGGACTGAGAGTTAACCGGCGTGTTCCTAAAGCCTACCGCATCAGTCCCGTCAACCGTACAACCAGAAAGAGTTCCAGAGGTTGGAGTTCCTAAGACTGGGGTAACCAGAGTCGGTGAGGTAGACATCACCACACTGCCTGTGCCTGTGATTGCGTTGCTGACAAGCGCTTTACCAGCAGTAGTGAACACTGCCTGAGAAGCCGTCAGAGCGGACACCACAGGAGCATTAGTAATTGTAAGTACGCCCGTTGAGTCAGCAATCGACCCAGCAGCAGTACCGTCTTTAGCCTTCAGGTTTGTTACTTCAAGGTTTGTCAGGTCCGCTGTCGTAGCGTTTAAAGTACCGACCCCAGAAATATCACCTGTCGAGTCAGCAATCGTGACTACGGAGTTCTGGACAAGCTTTCCTGTCGTGCTGTCGAATCGAACTACTGCATTATCTGTAGCGGAAGCAGGTCCTACGACATCACCAGAAGCTCCGGCGGCAGAGGCAAGCAATGTCACCACCCCAGAGGAGTTCTCGCAGTACAGCTTCATATCGTTAATATTGACCGCGAGCTCTCCAGCCGCAAGGTTTCCTGCCGCAGGAACCGCTGCCGCGGTTGTTGAGTGATAAGTAATAATTGGGGTATAACCGGCCTGTGACATTAGAATGTACCTCCAGAAATTCCTGAGGTGGCCACCAAATTAGGCACCGTCAGGATGTTAGTAGATGGATTATATGTAAGATCTGTGTCGACTTCTATCCCGTTGTTTCCTGTGGTGGCATCAACAAAACCTAGATAAAAAGTTGCATTCACACTTGTTGCCGTTGTTGCCACACTGGTTGCGGTCGCGGCATTACCGCCAATTGACAAAGACGTTGCTGTACCAGTAAGTCCAGTTCCAGCCCCCGAAAACTGAGTGTTTGCGGTAATTGTTGTTCCGGTAACGGCCGCGGCAGTCGTTCCACCAATCGCTACATTATTCATTGTTCCCGCAGTCGCGGGATTGATTGTTAAGGTTCCCGTTCCTGTCGGTGCAATCGACACATTCGCATTTGCGGGATTTATGTTTGTAGCGACCTCAAGGGATAGATTACTTCCACCACCCGCGCCCCAAGCCAACTGACTCGTTCCAGTTGCGTTTCTTAACTGACCACCTGCACTACTTGCTGCATCTAGATGCGGACTAACCAACTTAGTTGATGCGGTAACCGTTCCAAGGCTGACATCACTGACCCAGTTAGGCGCGCTTCCCGTAGATGCCAAAACCGTGTTTGCCCCGCCAATCGCTAACCGAGTGTTCACGGTCGCGTTTCGGAAGATAATGTCGCCCTGAGTTGTTGTCGGAGCTAGCGCATCAAAAGCCGCTGCCGCAGTCGTCTGTCCAGTGCCTCCATTGGCCACAGCAAGCGTTCCAGCCAGCGTGATTGTTCCAGAGGTGGTGATGGGTCCACCCGAGGTTGTAAGCCCCGTAGTGCCCCCAGAAACGGCTACAGAGGTCACCGTACCCAGAGGGTTAGCGGACCATTGAAAGGCGCTTCCAGACCATTCTAAGAAGGTATTTGCTACCGTCGGGGCAACAACAAAAGAAGTCGCTCCAGCACTAGTGTTGTAGACGATCTGATTAGCAGAACCTCCAGCTACATTCGTGGCGGTTCCGACCGCAATAGTTGTCGGATTTGTCCACTGAGGAGCCGCCCCCGAAGAAGTCAGAATGTGAGTAGAGGTGCCAATCGCGAGCTTCGATAGGGCCGTTCCAGAGGCGTAGTAAGGAAGATCACCAACGTGGTAAGATGTAAGTCCCGTGCCACCGTTTGACGTAATCAAAGTACCCGACATTGTCAAGGTACCAGATGTCGTAATTGGACCACCAGTGAACGAAAGCCCTGTAGTCCCGCCAGAAGCATCTACCGATGTAACGGTTCCTAAAGGATTAGTAGACCACTGGAAAGCAGACCCAGACCATTCGAGGAATGTGTTCGCTACTGTTGGCGCGGCAATAAAAGACGTTGAACTTGGCGCGCTTTGAAACAAGATCTGATTCGCTAAACCACCGCCAATACTACTTGCAAGCGTTGAACCAGCAGACAGGTTGGCCCATGCCGCGCCTGTGTAATACTCCATAAACCCTGTGTCAGAGTTGAATCGAAGCTTACCCGCAACTGGTCCGGGTCTTTGAGCCGTTGTTCCACCGGGGACTTGGACCGCCCCCGTTCCCGGAAGAACTGGATCATCAGCCAACCCAATCGTGGGGTTTCCTGAAACACCCGTCCCATTCGTTACATCAATCTCTGAGGCCGTTCCTTGAATCGTGACCGGCTGGACACCAATCCCGTTGATAAACGTCAGCATTCCATTCCCAGAGCAGTTCGCTAAGGAAAGGACATTTCCAGTCAGGCTATAGGTCGGGTTTCCAGATACCCCATCTCCGTTTGTGACCGTAATACCAGCCCCAGAAGCCTGCATAAACCGGTTGGTGACCGTAGACGAGTCCGTCTTCACCATCACCCCTGCAAGGGCTGAATTGAAGCTTGAAAGGGTTGAATCCAGAGAAATGGTGTAGGTCGACTGAGCTCCGGAATCGGTCAGCAGAAGTCCCGCCCCAGCACCCAAATACCGGCTGTTCGGCAGGTTAGGAGTCTGAATGACGGTCAGGTACTGATATGTCTGAGTCGGGGAGCCGGCAATCGCCGCCGTGGTCGTCTGTACGGTCTGACCATTCTGAACAATAGGCACAGCCTCCGTGCCAAGAATTGCACCCGCCTGAGGAAGCTGAGTAATCGTTACGTTTGCCATTTAAACCTCAATCCCGTCTAAGTTTCCATTGTTCTCGGGGACATCATTATTCTGCTGCGTGGACACTACATACTCATTATCGCCCGTAGTGATCAGATTGTTCGGGTCAAGAGCCACGCTAACATCCGGTCGCGCGAACCGGAGATTTATGCGTTCTGTCTTTCTAGCTGGTAACCGGTACGGATCCAACTGATCAGCACACCCCTCGTTGCACACACGCAGGCCCGGGAAGTTCGGGTCATTTCGCATCACCGAATAAGCGCGCTTCATCTTGCATCGATCGCATACCGCGATAGCAAGTGAGGAGTACCCACGGGTGTCGAGAAATATTGGCATTAGCTCGTATACACCGAGATGTTCGGGGCGAAGTAGATCGGGGACTTGTCGCGCTCCTCCTGCTCGGCCTCGTAGAGGGTCTCCTTGGCCTGCTTCTCCAGATACATCACCCGGTCCATAGGCACTGCGGGGAGTTCGAGCGACATTTGATGTGCAAGCATATTCTGTATCGCGAGGTACCAACGCTGCGGGATTTCAAGCTCATCAGTGAGCGCCCCTACATCCTCGATCTGCCGAGAGTACCAGACGGTCATCTGCACGAAAGGATCAGAAGGTACCGGCCACAAATAGATCTCGGCCTGAGGGATTGTGCGATTAAACCAATACTGGAATGGCTGGTTAGCGGTGAAGTTCTTATTTGGCAAGTTCGTGTAGTCGTCGCGGTTTAAACGGCTCATCGTGATCTCGCGGCTATTATTGCCTAAGTAGAACTCTCGGAGGGCAAGGGTGGTACCTCCGGAGGCCACGACGCGGTATGCGATGACATTCTCGCCCGGATCGATGTCAGTCCAGATCCACTGCTTGTCAGTAACGGATACCGCGCCTAAGTCCTGCAAAGTGCTCCAAGTGATTCCATCAATGGAATACTCGAACGCGAGATTCCAAGTGGCAGACCCGCCGCCCGAGACATAAGGGAGTAGACCGATTGATCCTATGTATTCGGGATTCCCCGACCCGTAATTTACCGAAATATTTCCGTTCGCACTCGTCTGCTGGCAATAGGTATCAACATCGTTGTCAAAGGCAAACGCGACAGACCCGCCGGCAGAGCTCGCATAGGTACCGGTCGGACGGTTCATCGTGCGATAAAGCACGTTCAGCGAGTCTACGGCGCCAATCGGAAGCTGGTAGATATATTGGTTAGCATTCAGTCCAATTACGATCTTCTCGATCGCCCAGTACTGGATGCCTTTGTTAATCAGGTTTGAAAGAACGTAAAACAGGCTTTGCCTTGCCGACAACACCTGCTCGGAAGTCAACTCCTCAGCGAGCTTCCCGCACCGACGCGCGCCGTGATCGATCAACGTTTGAACGTTGATGACCGTTTGTCCAATGGTGCCAGATGTAGCCATTTAACATTTCCATCTTGCTAATGACGCCGCCTTTCGGGTCGGACGCCCCTTCTCATCTTTCATCGGACCCGGCATGCCACTCATTCTAGCACAGAACGATCGCTTCCGTGGGCCACCCTCGGGCTGTGGTGCTTTTAAATCACTGCCAGTAGCCTTATTATACTTTGCCCGACCCTTCGCCGTCAATCCTGCACCTTGACTCACAGGTAACTTTTCACCCCTCTTCACCGAGAGGTTAACACCGCCACCCGTCGCCCTCTTGGCCGTCTTAGCAGACTCCTTGAACGCTGCCGCTGTGGGCGCCCCGGGTGACCCTGGCTTTCGCATTTTCTCGCCAGAACCCGCCGCGATGCGCTCGCGCTTGGCGTTTATGTTTTCGTAGAGCCCTCCGGACTTGGCTTTCGCCGGGAGCTTTGAATACGATTTTTTACCCACATTGCTGGCTGTGTACTCAGCAGCCACTGAACGAGGGATTCCAGTCTTCTTCGCAATGTTAGGATCATTTTCTACCGCCTTCATTAACCGAAACTGCGCTTTGGACTTGGCAGGCATTATGTGATCGACTGCTGAGTGATGGTAATACGAGCAGTTCCACTCCCTGAATTCACAACCCAACGAACCGCCCGCATCAAGGTTTGAGTAAACCCAGTTTTATCAGTAGTCTCTGAAACAAGATTTGCCTCTGGATGATCTACTGCCTGTTGCGTTATTGAGCGATTAAATGGATCTTCGTTTGTGTACTGAATCGTGTAATTGATTGTTCCAGAGACAGTCACAGAAATCGTTGTGACCTGATTCCTCGTGTAAATGTCTAAAGGAATCCAGTCACCATATCCAGATTGGGCAAGTCCTACCTCAATCGCTCCCGTGGTTGCAGCGCTTACCGTCACGCTAGTAACTGTCTCAAAAGTAAGACTTGTCGTGACCGTAGTATTGTTTCCACCCGCAAGAGTCACAGATTGCGCCCCGCCTCCGGGGCGTGTTCCGGTGACAGTGAAGTTCTTTCCGGTCTCGTCCGCAACCGACGTGATCGTTACATAAGCAGGGACTGAGATCGTTACAGCATTAAGAGTCAACGGACCCGCCGTTGAGGGGGTCTGTGAATTAGCTAAAAAATTAGGATCGGCTGCCGGAAATGCTGGTGTCGTAAACTGAATAGGCTTCATGAATGTCCTTTAAATAAAGCGGGGGCCGAAGCCCCCACCGGTTTAGCACGAGCCGCCGTAAGCTTTTCTTATTACTTTCGGACCATACTTCTCATTTGTGTCCTTCTTGGCAGCTTTCATCGCAGGCGCATTCTCTTTGTTAAAGATCTTCTGCAACCTTCCTTGCGCGAGAGTTACCTTACCACCGGATTTGAAAGTCCCGGACAATTCAGTGATATGCACCGGACGGGAAGCAGGCTTTTTTGGCATCGCTACGGGATGGCCCGAATCAACTACGCCCCCCGTAGCAAAATGCTTTTTTACAGCTTTACCGCCCTTCTTGTAGCCACCGGCATTGCCGAGCTTAACGCCACCAGTAGGTGCGGAATTGTTATCAACATGGGCAGTGTCCATCTTGGTGGTCTTGTTCGTCATCGTCTTGATGATACCGGACGCAGGAACCGAGCCACCCGCTTTGAAGCCACCTTGACCATTTACTACACCACCGGTCTTGTACGCACCGGGCATCGGCGACTTGGCAATTCCGCCAGTCTTGAGTCCCTTGTGTGCCTTCGACGCAGGCTTATCCGCATGCTTTTTAAGGGCAGCGAGCGCCTCAGGGGGCATCTTTCCGCCTTTCTTCGCCATTACCCGGGGCATAGGCTTAGCAGCCATAGCGGGCATAGCGGGGGTAGGACGACCCACGGAGGGGATACCCCGAGGGGCAGGAGCAGCGGTTGGTGCAGCTTTCGCCATCTTGCGCGAAGCCATCGCCCGAGCGGCCATGGGGTTACCCATTGGAGTCGTCGGGGTAGGCACGCGGTTTAAAGCGTCCATTGCACCACCGGTCTGCTTTTTTACGGCTTTGTGCCCCATCTTACCGCCTTCGCGCATCATGCGGTCGTGAGAAGCAGAGCCACCCTTCTTGAGCTTCAATTCAACCGAAGGCTCAGTGGTCATCATTTTGACCATTGGTTTGAACTCAGCCATGGCTTAGCTCCTTAGGACGGGTTAATAGCAATACCACCAGCCGAAGCAGACGGAGCGGACATGTCCACATAGATCTGACCCAGTGAGCTTGCATCGCTACCAAACTCGGTGATTCCAACCATTGCAGAGTTTTGAATCATCAGGAGACCGCCGGCAGAAGCTGCTAAGGTCGCAAGAGCACTCAGAGTCGTAGAGGTGGAAGCAATATTGTTGATAAACGAACAGCCCTTGAACAGAGCCCAGCGATCCATCCCAGACGCAGCGCCAACCTTGACACCCAGAGGGCTCGCAGCAGAAGCTTGGAAAGGAAAGATGCAGTCTTGGAACGTGTTGCGAGCCGTGCCACCAGCGAACTCAACCGTTGCATTCGCTGCGCTACGGGCAACAGTGTCACCACCCAGAGTGCAGTTAATGAAGGTGTGCTCGCCGCCACCATTCAACTTCAACGTACGAGCATTAGCGCCACCGGCCGAAGCCGCATCAGCCATACCGTAGATGTTGACGTTGGAGTAGCAGTTACGATTGCCCGAATCGGTCCAAGCAATCATGCTGGCAGAACCGGTTGAGAATCCGCAGAACACCGAGATGTTCGCGAAGTAGCAACCATTTGCCGTCACATTGATGAACGCATCGCTATTGAAGGTTGATGCCGTATAGGTTCCCGAGGGGGGAGCAATACGAGCACGTTGTGCAACAGCGGTCGGAGCACACACACCAATAAGGTGAGTAGCGTCTTTGTTCCAGTTCAGTGTGCCAGCGGTAGCAGCAGGCGTAATGGTCTGAGCAAGAGCAGTCGACAGACGGGCAGAACCCGATGCCGCACCATTTCCAATCAGAATCACTACATCATTGTTACCAGCCGTGCACTTAGCTAGAGCGCCATACAAGGTTTTAAGAGGAAGCTCAACGCTGCCCTCGTTACCATCAGCGCCATTCTCCGGATCTACGAAGTAGTAGTTTCCAGTGAATGGCAGGCCGCCGATGGTGCCGAGAACGGGGACGCCAAAGCTCGTGATCCCGTTGGGGAAGTTAGTCAAAGACATAATAATCTCCCGTTCTCAGTGGCTTAAACGCCGGGGGTACCGTACATGGCGCGAGGATCCGTGAAGCCGAGATCATAACGCTCGGTAGCCTTATAGCGCATCGAGTCGGTTTCAAAATCGCCTTCCATCGTCTTCTCAAGTGCACGGCGCATCAAAAGCTTCATGCCCTCAGGAGCATCAGTCTGCACCCACCAAGCGTTCGCACTGGTCAAACGAGACAGGACAGCAGCACCCTCATCGAGCAGTCCGATGGACTTGATGGGGTTGATGTCGTTGTTCGCATTACCTGCACGGAGAACAGACTTCAGCAGAACCTCCGCTTGGAAAACATTGCCGGGAGCCACGACCAACTGACGGGGCACCAGACGGATCTTCTTGCCGTTGTTGT